CCGTCGAAGAACGATCCGGGCAAAACGTTTTATTGTGTTGTAACCGCTGCGGCCACGGGCCAAACATTATTTAGCACCAGTGTTTACTTGAAAGGTGATAGGTGTCCTGAGGGAACTGAGCTTGATCTCAGTACCGGCGAATGCCGGGAGAATAAGTGCAAGATTCTGGCTGGCTCGCTCTATGAAAAAGGCGGCCACCAAGCACCGATTTCCCGCTTCATCAATTACCTCGGTTGTGAGATCGCCGTCAGTTCGATTGATGGTTGTATCGGCCCCGCTGAGGGCGAAGCGGGTGGAACCTTCTGCCGGGTCATCGGCTCGTTCACCGGTAACTGGTTCACCTCCAAGGGCTCCTGTGCTTTCGGCTGCGACGTGGGCCCGGGTGACGGTCCGCCTCCGGGTGGGGACGGCGGCACCGGGGGCGACGGTGGCAGCAACCCGCCCGGCGGCGACGGTGGAAGCGATGGCGGCACCAAGCCCGGTAACGGCGGTGGCGATGACGGCTCCAGTGGTGGCGGCGGTGGGGGCGGTGGCGGTAACAACCCCTGTCAGGGCCATGTTGGCAGTGACTGCGGCACCACGCCCGGCGGTGACGGCAGTAGCGGCGGCGATGGCGACGGGTCCGGCTCCAGCGGCGGGACCGGTGGCGATGGCGGCGACGGCTCCGGCGGGGGAGGCCTGAAAGAGCCGAAGCAAGGCTCCTTCGACAAGACCATCAAGGAATACGACGACGCCATCGCCAAGGCGCAAAAGGACTTCCAGGAACTGCAAGGCAAGTTCGAAAGCGTCCTCGCTTCCAAGTTCGATATTCACCTGGGCACCGGCGGCGGCTCCCTGCCGTGTTGGGACTTTACCGCCCTCGGCCAGCGCTACGACGTCTGCCTCACCCAGTACGCCCAAGAACTCTCCGTCATCCGCTACGTGGTGCTGTTCATCGCCGCGATCCTGGCCGGATGGATCGTTTTCTATCGCTCCTGAGGAAACGCCATGGACATTCCCTTTCTCTCCGACATTCTCGCCTGGATGCAATCCCTCTGGGACTTCCTCTACAGCGGCGTCTATGACTTCGTCACCGACGCCTTTGTCCTGCTGACCAAGATGGCCATCAAGGGCTGGTTCGAGATGCAATTGTTCGTCGCGGAAATCGGCTACAAGGCGTTCCGCGAAGTCGTCGGCGGCATCGGTATCGGCTCGACCATCACGTCCTATTACTCGTCCCTGGACGGCGACCTGCGCTCGCTGCTGGCGTTCTTCGGCCTGCCGGACGCGGTGAACATGATCTTCGCCGCCATCGGCACGCGCTTCTCCATGTCCTTCATCCCATTCATAGGTAAGTGACATGGCGATCAAGATTCATCACGGCCCGAACGGCTCCTACAAGACCTCCGGCGCGATCCAAGATGACCTGATCCCCGCGATCAAGAAGGGCCGCGTCATCATCACCAACGTGCGCGGCCTGACCCGCGAACGGATCTTCCAAGTGATGCCGGAGACGCCCTCCAGCTGCGACGTCATCAACCTCGACCTCGAGGACCTGGATGACATGGAAAAGATGCGCACCTGGTTCATGTGGGCGCCGCGTGGCGCGTTCATCATCTTCGACGAAACCCAACTGATCTTTCTGAAGTCCTGGCGCGAAGCCGACCTCAAGCGCTTCGACTTCCCGGACGGCCCGGAAGCGGCCAAGGCAGCCGGGCGGCCCATGGGCTGGCTGGATGCCTGGACCCGGCACCGGCATTTCAACTGGGACATCATCCTCACCACGCCGAACATCGCCTATATCCGCGACGACATCCGCATGACGGCGGAAAAGGCCTATCTGCACTCCAACCTCGCCGTCATCGGCATTCGGGGCCGCTACAAGGAAAGCCAGCACTCGGCGCAGGACAACAAACCGCCGGCCCGCGACGTGATCGTCGAGATCAAGAAAATCCGCCAGGAGACCTTCGCCCTCTATGAATCGACAGCCACCGGCTCCGTCACCGACACCATCGCCGGCAAGAGCCTTTTTAGACAACCTAAGATTCTTCTATTCATGGCAATTCCGGCCCTTGCTATTGGGTCTGTGGTTTATGACGGCGGACCTCGTCTGCTCATGGGCGACCCTGTATCGCCGTCTGCTGCTGGAACTGCTGCGCCTGCTCAAGCCGGTCCTGCTGTGGGTGCTGCGCGTGTTACTGGTGCGGCTGATCCTGATGCTGCTGATGATGTACCTGGGCACCCAGGCGTTCCGGGCGCTGCTCCTGTAGGGCATCCCTTCGCCGGCCGCGACTTCATCGTCAAGGCGACCCTGCTGTCCGCCTCCGGGCGCCGCACCTATCTGTTCGCCGTCCGGGGCCAGGACGGCAGCGAATTCACTCTCACCGATCGCGACCTGACCGACACCGGCTATGCCGTGGTGCCGCGGGGCAACTGCGCTGCGGAACTGAGCTTCAAGGGCGGTTGGTCCGGCTATGCCGCCTGCGCCGGGCGTAGCGCCTTGGGCAATGCGCCGCCGGCTCAGACCGCCGCGCCGAACGTACCGTCCGCCGCCGCGAACGGCGCCGCCGTGCGGGTGACGGTGGTTCCTGACACCAGCCGCTTGCCGCGCTCGATCAACTGAGGGGGAGCCGATGAACTGGACAAGCTATTTCGCCGCCCTGGGGCTGGCGTTCCTGGCCTATCTGGCGGGCTTTTTCTTCGCGGTGGCGGTGACGCCGACGGGGCCGGTATGGCCGCTGTAGCCGGCCTGGCCGGGGCGCGCGCGAACGGCTCGTCTCGGAGTGAGCAAGCGCCACGGCGGGGCCGGCTGACGCCCCTGTAACACGTCAGATAAGCCACCTATTGCGGTTTCAATTCGTACCAATTTGGATCGTTAAAGATGAAGAAAATCAGCCATCAAATTCGCGTCAGTATCGAGTCGGACGGTCAGGTCTTGGAAAGCCCGAAAGGGCGGTTGTTCTTCGACGACACCACGGCTCAATTCACCGACCTGTCAGGCGTGCGCATCCTGCGGTGCGGCGTGGATACGGTGCGGCAGTTGTACAACGGCAAGTTGCGCCCGGAAGTCATGGCGCTGTTTGACCTCTCGGTGGATGTGGTCGAGTTCGCCGGCTACGAGTGGTCCAAGGGCCGCATCGGTCGCGACTCCGGCTATCAGTACCGCCTGCAGAACGCCGAAATGGGCCTGATCCTGCTGATCAAGAACCACAACATCAAGGTCGACACCATTGGCTCGCACCTCAAGATCGAGGTGTCGCCCCATGCCCTCGACGGCGCCGATCCGCATATCCTCCAGGGTGTGCTGGATGACTTGGCCGCTGCCGTGCTGAGCCACTGCGAGACCAACCAAGCCGCTGTGCATATCGCCCTGGACGTGCAGGGCTGGAAACCACCTCGCGATCTGGTGGACCTTATGCATTGCCGCTCGCGTCGGGTGCGGCAAATCAGCGGGATCGAGCGGATCGAGTTCGATGGCAACGCCTCGGTCTACGGGCGTGGCGAGACGTACATGTTCGGCTCGGCTAACGGCCTGCAACTGTCGATCTATAACAAGACCCTCCAGGCTCGGGCCACCGACAAGCTCGACTATTGGGAAAGCGTGTGGGCGACCCTGAACGGGGATCCGTTCGGCGATGGCGACCCGGCCTATAACCCCCTGGAAACGGTCTGGCGGCTCGAATTCCGTTTCCACCACTCCATCGTCCAGCAATTCTCCGAAGGCTCGCGTATGGCCTCGGGGGAGGTCATTGGCTGCCGCACCTACGAGGGCCTCTGCCCGCACCTGCAAGGGCTGTGGAACTACGCCTGCGAAAGCTTCAAGCTGCTGAGCCGGACGGCGGTCTACGATCCGTTCTGGAGCCTGATCAGCCAGGACGCCCGTGTACAGGTCGAGTGCGATCCGCTGATCGAGCGCACCGAGTACCGGCGCTATTACAAGACCGCCAAGGGCTTCAGCGGGCGTAACTGCGAGATGTTTCTCGGCCAGTTCGTGAGCCTGATCGCGCGGGAGCGTGTCCCGGCAAAAAAGGCTATTGAGTCCGCCCGCAAATTGGAGTTCTGGCACGTTATCGAAGACCACTATCTCGCCAAGGGTTGGACTCGTCGCGATCTGGAAAGGCATATACACAAGCTGATGTGTGATCGGTATCTGCGGCGGGGGTATGCCGTCTAATGTCGATCACCAAGCTCCCCGATGGCCGTTGGTTCGTCGATGTAGAACCGATCAAGGGCAAGCGCTTTCGCAAGCGGTTCAAGACCAAGATGGAGGCGCAGCAATTCGAGGCCACTGCGCGTCAGAAGTGTGCGGAGAACCCCAGCTGGACGCTCAGGCCGAAGGACCGTCGGCGTCTCTCGGAGTTGGTCGAACTCTGGTATGAACTGCACGGCCAGACCCTCAGCAACGGGCATCGTTGCGTGGCGATTCTGAGGTTGGTGGCAAAGGACCTGGGCGACCCGGTCGCTGTCTCCCTGGAGCCTGCGAAAGTGGCTCGGTTGCGTAGCCGGCAGATAGCCAATGGCATGTCGGGCAAGACCGCGAATAACCGTCTTGGCTACCTCAAGTCCATGTACAACGAATTGCGTCAACTCGGCGTCATTGACTATGAGAATCCGGTAGGGCGCATGCGGCCGCTCAAGCTTCAGGAAAGACCGCTGTCGTACCTGACCAAGCATCAGGTGTCCGAACTGCTTACGGCCCTGGATGCGCGCACCACGTCGCCACATCCGAAGATGGTCGCTCGTATCTGCCTCGCGACAGGGGCTCGATGGGGTGAGGCTCAGGCGCTGACGCCGGAACGTCTGAAAGGTAATACGGTGATCTTCGCCAACACCAAGTCCAAGCGTGTGCGCTCGGTGCCGATCTCGGAAGAATTGGCCGCCGATATTCGCCGGCATTGGCGGACCCACGGGCCGTTCACGAACTGCCTTGGCGTGTTCCGCCTGGTGCTGCTGTCGACCTCGATCAAGCTGCCGAAAGGGCAGGCCAGCCACGTACTGCGTCACACGTTCGCCAGTCACTTCATCATGAACGGCGGGCACATCGTGACCTTGCAGCACATCTTGGGGCACGCCTCGTTATCGATGACCATGCGGTATGCGCATTTGTCACCAGATCATTTACTTGACGCTATTAAGCTGGGACCATTGGGTGGTGGCATTTAG